ATGAAACGAGTAGCAGTTACGTTACCTGTTGTAGATATTGAGTTTGAACCGAATGAGGCTAGTAAGTTTACTACGTTAGTGTTTGTGTATGTTGAGCCACCACCGCCATTGATAGATGAGCCACCAGCAGTTGTACCGTCACTACTACGAATTGATTGTGTGTCTGGATCGTACCACAGTTTGCCAGCAGGACCAACATAGTCTGTAGCATTTACGCCGTTGTGACGGCTCATCCATAGTTCATAAATCGCCATCTAGTACTCCGATTAGAAAGGAATAGAATTAGAAGCGATTGCTACGATAGGTTCTTGTGGGAAACCAGCTAAACGCTGAATGTCTCCTAGTTCATCGACTTCATCAGCATAGTCTTCACTGCCGTCTTGACAGCCGCATCCGCCTTCTTCACCATAAGCATTGTCTACACCTGTTGCTTTCTTTAGCAATTCTAATGTAGCTTGTAGAGGTGGAATCATTGTTGATTGTTCACTAGCATCTGTATTGTCAGCAACGACTGGCACTAGGCCGCCTTCGACTGAATCAAGCGCGTTGCTTGGGTTGCCTGTTGTATGCTCTACGCCATCCATTTGGTCTAGCATTGATCTGAATAGGTCTTGAATTTTCATAGTATGGGTTCCTGTATCTAGTATTTATCACTTCTTCGTGTAAGGCTGCTCACCTGTCAGTAGAGGTTTAGCGAACCATAGCTTGAACCACTCGTCACTACCAGGCCTGATGTTGCGCTCACGCTGAATCTGACCTAAGTTCGTAGCATATTCGCTTGTTTCTTCGCCATAACTTGTATTGTTGACGCCTGCTAATCGCTTGAGGTCGTCGATACTAGTGTCTACGGTTGACTCGGGCATTTTGTATTCCTGAACCTGTTTGAAGCCGTTCATTAGACGAGATTGTTTGAATGGGTCGAATGTCATATTGTATTTAGAAAAAAGGCCCTGATTGTTACACCAGGGCCTGAACTTAACTAAGCGGGGGAAACTAACTTAGCTAATAAAAACTTATTTCAAGTCTAAAGGACGTGCTTTAGTAGCAACGATACAATAGAACTTCTCACGGGCTAGTACTGGCTTCATTACCTTGACTGTCTCACCAGCTTCGTTTGTTTCTTCAACTTCACGTTCGCCTACACCTAGGTCAAATTCAAAGTTGTTGAATGTATCAATATTGAAGCCTGTACGTTGTAGTAGAGCCGCTAGTTGTGAAGCGCCGAAGATTGAATAGTGATTCAAGTTCCACTCGTGACGACGGTCACAATCAGGTTGTGGTACTTCGATGTAAATCTTACCACCTTGTTTTAAGACACGGTTGTATTCGATTAAGGTAAAGATTGGGTATGGTGAGTGCTCTAAGGCATGGCGACAGAAGATAAAGTCGATTGACTCATCGATGTAGCCGTCTTTAACTGGTAGATTTGTTAGGTCGTAGCCTACAACTTTGTGACCATTCTTTTTACAGATTTCTTGGTCACCTGGTGATAAGGTGACACCAGTTAGGTCTGTGTAGCCGCGCTCTTTCATCTCATTCAAGAAGAAACCCGGACCACAGCCCATGTCTAGAATCTTAGCGTCTTTAGGTAGATTAAGAGGCTCAATGTATTCCTTGACCATCTTTGTTGTTAAGTCGCGGTGAAATGGTGCTTCACCCTCATCATAGATATGAGCCTGGAAAATCCAGTCGTTGTAAAATCTAAGTTTGAGAGCGTCGATGACTTGGGATGCGTCGATCATTGTTAAATCCTTTATTTGTTGGATTTACTTATTCAATGAACGAGAGTGTGAAATTTTTTTATTTGAACTTTAGCTTAGGACGACCTAGAGTCGGTGACTTCTTTTGTGTGTCGTCTGCTTCTAGTGAGCGATGGTCTCTAACTAGTTCGATTGATGAAGTATCGCCTACTGTCGCGAAGGCTGATTTCAACATATTGTGCTCTTCTTCTGTGTATGGGTATGCCATGTTGTTCTTGCCAGCAAAACTCTCATGGTCCATAGAAACTGGGGCAGTAGTACGACCGTCGGCCATACCAGCTGCCTTCATTACTTGATTGAGGTTGTAAACTCGGTCAATGCCGTCACGGTCACGAAATCTGACCGCGCCTTTAGTTGCATTGGCAGCATTTTTAGGCATGCTGCCTTTTGCTTCGCTTACAAACTCACGTGCTCTCATTTAGATACCGGCTAGTTTCTTCATTTGAGCGGCTACATCGCCTGCTTCGATAACTTTAACAGCAGTGTGAGGCATAACTGTTTGATCCTTCTTCTGACCGTTTAAGCCGCCAGAGATATCGCCAGTCATGAACTTAACTGTTGCGAAGAAACGGTCGTCTTCAGCCATACCTTCACGAGAGTTAGCCCACTCGTTTAGTTGCTCGTCGCCATGTTCACACTCGTGACCTTCGCCTTCGTACATAGCGCCACATTCGTTACAAGTTTGTTTGCCTTCTTCGACTTGCTCTTCTTCACCGGCGTCTTGGTCCATCGGCTCTTCAGCATCTTGTTGGTCAAAGTCAGATTCTTCAATATCATCGTCTGTTTCTTCTTCATCAGATTCTTCATCAGATTCTTCATCAGATTCTTCATCGCCGAATACTACTTCTTTGTCTTCACCATCATAATCATCGCCGCCTTCTTCATCGTCAGATTCTTCGTCGTCAGATTCTTCGTCGCTACTGTCTTCACCATCAAAGCCTTCTGGGTGCTTAGGTTCTGGAGCAGAATCTACGCCAATGCCTAACATCTTCTTGATTTGAGCTAGTGTATCGTCGCCATTGTCTTCGTCGCCGCCCTCTAGGCCGTCTTGAGCAGAATCAAAGTCAACAACTTCGATTTCGCCAGCACCCTCTTCGCCACCCTCTGGATTGACTGAGAATGAACCGCCTTCGCCTTCTTCATCACTACCAAACATACCGTGTGCTTTTAGGAGTTCTTCTTTAGGGTCAGATTGAACGCCTAGACCAGCATCGTGAATGATTTTTAGTAAAGTGTGAGCGTCTTCGTCAGTAGCACTTACACTTACTGAATCACTCATGTCGCCCTGGCCCATAGATGTAGATACTGTAATGCCTTCGTTGATTTGCTTGCCCTCTAATAGAGTTTTTAGTTGTTGATCCCACATAGCAATAGATTCATCAACTGGCTCTTTATCACTTAGCTTGTGCTTAGCTGATACTTTACCAATTTCTTTCTTTGGCTTCTTACTGCCAAACGCTTTTGTTAGAGCGGATGTATCGAAACCTTTGCCTGTTTCGCCGCCGTCTTTCTTAGGACGACCACGGCCCTTTTTAGGAGCGTCTTTAGATTTGTCAATCTTCTTCTCGTTACCTTCGATATCAGTTTCGTATTCTTTACCGTAAGTACCTGTGTGCTTTAGACCTGATTTAGTCTTTTCTGTTTTACCTTTACTTTCAAACATATCTGTTTCCTTTAGTCTTTGTTCTAGGCTACTTACGCCGCCTTGTTCGTTACGTTTACGTACATAAGCAGGTACGTTCTCGTGATTTTGTTTTGCTGGATCTGTTTCTGGTGCTGGACGATCACCAATACGGTCAGCAATTCCTTCTTCTACGCCGACTTCGCTTTGAAAATCGACTGCTGGATTTAATTCTGTCTCTTCGTTTGTTTCTTGAATTATGCCACAGTGCTTAGCATACATTTCTTCAATGAATGAACGTAGTTCACCACGATCAGACTTGACGAACTTCTCACGTGGAATTTTTCCGTGCTTGAAAGCATGGTCTAGAACTCGTTCATATAGAGACTCGTCCATACCCCAACCTTCTTTGAACATCTTTACTTCGTGTGGATAGTCACGCTCTAGTTCATCTAGGACTTCTGCTAACTCATCCTTAGTAACTTGTTGGGCGCCATCTTCTCGAATCATTGGCTGACCGTTTTGGTCTAACTGTGGCTGACCTGGTTGAACACCTTGTTGTGGCTGGCCAATTTGAGATTGCTGAGCGCCTTGCTGTGGTTGCTGACCTTGTTGCTGTGGTTGCTGTTGTTGCTGACCAGTTTGCTGTCCCTGAGCTAGTGCTTGTTGTTGCTGTGTTGTTTGTGGTGGTGTAACACCAGCGGCTGGTGGTGTTGTGCCTTGTTGTGGTTGGCCGTTCATTGGCTGTTGGCCATTGATCGGTTGATTAGATAACTGGGCTTCGTTTAGTTGCTCGATTTGAGCCATGTAATTTTTTAAACTCATAGTTGTTCCTTACTTTCTAGCACCAGTTGCTGGACGAGCAGGACGATTGATACTACTCATAGGACTCTTAGAAGTTTCAGACTTAGGAGCTAGTGGGTCAAAGCCAGACTTTTCTACTTTGCCAATGTAACCAGTATCGGCTTTGTCATCGCCTCTGTACTTACGAACACGCTCTAGATAACTCTGACCGTACTCTTTAGATGCTTCTTTAGCACCTGGTTGTTCTTCTAGTTCTGGCTCTGTTAGTAGAGGACTTGCTCTGTTAGCAATGTCTTCGTATTCTGTATTGAAACTATCAACACTATCAGATGTGTCTACTTTTACTAGATTCTCATCATGACCTAACAAACGAGCTAGTTGCTTAATCATAGCTTCAGTAGCTGGGTACTTGAACTCAGCATCAATAATAGTCACGGATTGATCCGTTAAACCAGGGAAGCCATGTGGTGATTTCTGAACTGGTGTTGATTTAGGAGCACTGATAGATACAGGGTCATATTTCTGTAGGTTAGTACAGAATAGTTGAATTAGATTTTTTGAAGGCTCACCAGCAAGTCTAATCTTATACTTGTAGGTTCTAGCGCTTTCCATTAGATATTTGCGAAATGGTTTCATAGGGGAATATTCCAGTTATATCTTATTTATCTTTGGCTTTAGATTTACTTTGCTCAAGAATTTGCTTGATGAGGTCATTTCTATCTAAAACTTGACCATGGCCTAGTGGAATGCTCTCTGGACCGGTGGCTTGAGCGCTTTTTTGCTCGGCGGCTGCTATTTTACGGTCTAGTTCGGCCTTCTGTAGCTGTAGCTGAATCATTTTTAGCTTCTTGTTAGTCTTAGCTACTTTAGCAGTGATAGCGTGACCTAGCATTGAACTAGCACTATTGAATATTTCACTAGCAAAGCGTGAGTCTACTTGCATACCTAGATCCATGAGATTATCAAAAGCGTTCTTAGCAGAGTTTGATAACTCGTCCATCTCTTGGTCACTAGCTTCTAGCCCCTTGACTGCTGGTAGAGCACTCTCAATCTTTTCGATTTCGTTGAGTGTTTCTTCGGTAAAGTATGATTCAGGAACGTGCTGAGCCTGTGGAGGCATAGGCTCTTGTTCGTCTTCATTGTCGTCCGGTAAATTGAATAGTTCTTCTAACTTTTTTGTCATAGAGCTATTTATTTACTTGCCGCCATTTCGGAACAAATCATCCTCAGTTATTACACGGAAAGTAATTCCGGTTCGCTTACAAAAAGCATGAGCCGCTTGCCATTTAGCATGATTCACGGCGATAGTAGCTCTTGTTCTCTGACTTGGGCGCTTACTGCCCTCTAGCATTGCTTCTTTTTTTGGTTTGATTTCTACCATCTCAGCAATTTGCTTGCCTGACTTATCACGATAGACTACCAAGAAGTCTGGCACATAGATAGTTTGTTTGCCGGTTAGTGGGTTTCTGTATGGGATTCTAACAGATTCACTAGCCCACTGTAGAACGTTAGCGTTATTGTCACAGAACATCATAAAGGTAAGTTCCCAACCTGAACGATAACGAGGCTTGCCTACACCCACATATTTTTGTGGGTTCTTTATCTCATAGATGCCCTGAGCCCACTTAGCCATTACTGCACGATGTTACGGGATACGAATGCCACAGGTTGAACAACTGTCGAAGCACCGTACATAACTGTCTTATCACTAAATGTGTTTAGATAGTACGCCATGATAGAAGATACTTGTAAGCCATCTTTGCCTTCCATGGTCGCTAATAATGCCATTACATCGTTCTCGGAGTAAGCGGCAACGTCGAATAGATTTTGAGCGTAGCTTTTTGCTGTCTTTAAATTACTAGTAACAGATTTAAAGAATGAGAGTACGATTTCGTATTGATTAGGATCAATAGGAACTTTTTTGGTATATAGTGAATCGGTAATGTCTGCCATAATAACTTATTTAGCAGACAAAATTACGGTCCGTACCATTCATCCTTAGGGGTCTGAGGCGACACGGCGTTCTTAACTGAGGTGTAAGCATCAGATAGAGAAGCAGAAGCAAAGTTAAAGCCTGAACGAATTGTATTGGGATTTGACGCGGCAGTTAGAAGACCCTTAGTTAGTTCACCCTTTGCTAGGTCTGCTAAGTTACTGCCCTTGAATGTTTTTAGAGTAGTGCCAGCTTTCTGAATAGCGCCGAGTAAATCTGGTGGTGACTTGCTCAAATCGCCAAGAATGCCATCAGCGGCGTCTACTAGACCGTTAGGTCCCATGATACTAAGCTGACTACCTGGACGAGTGATCGGTGAAAGAGTAGTATCGTAGTATTGATCGGTGCCGAAGCCTTTTACTTTACCAGCACCAGCGCCCTCTTCGTAAGTGACTGTTTCATAACGAACTGTCATCTTGTTTTCCATGATGCCAGTACCAGAACTGTAGTCATATGTATCGTGCTCGAAACGCTCAATCATAGGGTTTATTAAGGTATAAGCACTGAAGTTATGTTGATTAAAGCCATAGATAGTGATACTCTTAAAGAAGTATGGCTTAGGTTGATTGATAGCACTAGCACTAGCACTTGTAGTAGGCTCGCCTAGATAACCCCAGTTCTGAAGATTCTTCAAGTCTGGAGCGTATGTTGTTCTTGAGTTGATTGAGTCTTTGTTATTGTACGCTGTATTCGTATCGTTATAGTAATATGAATAGTAGTTGTGCCAAATCTTTTTGATAGCGCCCAGAGAGTCATCATGGAATGTAATGTTGACTGGGTCGTAGTTGATTTTAGTCTGTACGTACTTCTTACGATTGTACTGATTCATCTCAGCTAGTTGAATGTTGTACTTAGGTAGAGTAATGTTTTTTACCAATAAGCCTGGTAGAGCTTTCTCTGGGAACTGACCACCAACTAGAGTATCGTTGATTTCAAAATAAACATGGAATAGATACTTGAGTTTAGGGGCGTTGCCATAACCACCACTTCTAAAAATCTTAGAAGCGTGTTGAGCATCACGAAGAAGAGGGTTACCAAAGAAACCTTCGGCAACCCCACCCGTGAATTCTTCAAAGATACCGGCCATTGTGTCCTTCTTTGAAGATTATGTATTAAGCACCAGTGCCTGATACTAATGAACCTGCTGCACGACCTACTGCTAGACCGATACCAGCAGAAGCTGTAGACTTGCCATCTGTTGATTGGATAGCGTTGTCGAAGCGAATACTTAGAGCGATAGTAGCTGGATCGTTACTGCTGTAACTTAGTTGGTTGTAGTTTACACTAGCTAAGTAGCAACCGTATAGTTCCCAAGACTCTAGTACGCCTGGGGCTGCCGCGCCGTTGTTACCGTCTAACATATCACACTTCAATGTGAACTTGTAGTCTACGCCAGCACGAGCACTTGCTTGTTCAGCAAAGTCGAATTGACGTTGAACTTGCTTACCAACGATCTTTGACATTTCGCCATTGATATCGTCACGTAAGTTAACTGTAACAGCTTGCCATGTTGGCTTGCCCGCTAGATAGACTTTACTGTTGTAGACATCGATACCGACTTCTGGGAATTCAACGTTTGGACGTGTGAAGTCGATAACTTGTGCTGTCAAGTACTTGTTACTTTCACCACCGAAGTTTACAAAGTTCAATCTGAATCGGTACTGTAGTTTAGGCATCAATAGAATACTATTGTCTGAACCTTCACCTACCGACATATTCTGTAGTGTATCTGATAATGCTGTTGGCATCTTTTATTCTCCTATATCTTTATTTATCTGTGAAAAATGGGTGAGGGTCACTCACCCATTTTTATCATCCTAGTTTAGCGATCTCACCTGTGTTTAGAACACGGACTGGGATGTAGATAAACTCGATGGCCTTAACTGGTTCGATAGCGATATCGATCCATAGTTCATTACGGTCAATACGGGCTGGAGTGTTATTACTCTCATCACAGACAACTAGGTAGTCATAAACACCACGCTTAGTCTTAATATCTGCTAGTAGAGTAGAGATTACACCCTTAACTTCATCACGAGTACGAGCATCGTTTGGTTCGAACAAGAATGGACGAACAGCAACTTGTAGACGATCACGGATGTAGCAGATTAAACGAGCAACGTTTGTTCTGTCTAGAGCACTTTGACTATCATAACTGTTCTTATTGCCGTAGTTTAGAAGACCGATGTTTCTAAAGTAAGCGATAGGGTTAATCATGTTAGTGTACTCAACATCACGTAGGGCAACACGGTTCTGAGTTGTCTGGAATTCACCAGAGGCAGCATCAATGTAACCGATGTTGGTAGCGTTGTCAATAACGCCGCGGCGCATACCTGCTGGAGCGAACCATGGATATGCTACGTTGTCGTTGTGGATCATTGTACGTAACATCATGTGTGATGCTGGCACAACTACATCAGCGCCTGTAAGGTCAGTAGTGATGCCACTTGGGTAGTAAACACCTAGATATGTATCACGTGATACTAGACCGAATTCGCCTGAAGCTGTAGCGCCGGCGGCGTTTGTAGCCCACTTAGTGATATCGTTAGCATCGTCACGTAGTCGTAGTGGTGTGTCACCAATGATGTAAGCCGTGTTGTTGCGATCGTTGTTTAGAGCAACCATGTTAGGCTGTAGCTCTGGGTAACCAGGAGCAACGATTAGGTTGTAACTGGTTTGATCGTCACGTAGCTCACTACTTGTGTCCACTAGAGCCTTCATTGCTTGTACTACCATAGCACGTTGAGCACGACGACCCATGTATGGAGCACCATTACTCATTAGACCACTAGCTGTTACCCAAGCGTCAGTGAATGTTGGGATTACAGCATCAGGGAAGTCGATAGCGTTGAAGTAGTTCTGTTGGAACTTCTTAACGTTATAACCACTTCTTCTCATGTTGAATAGCAACATACCTTGTGGATATACGGCAGCATCTGGACAGTCTAGGTCAACATAGTCACTTACTAGTAGACTTTGGATAGTTGGCATCTTGTCGTTGATTGGGTCAACGTCACCACTTGTACCCCAACGAGAATCAGCGAATAGAACACCCTTCTCTGTTGTTTGGTCAGCGTTGTCTAATAGAACCCACTGGTCAACAGAGTTGACAGACTGCCAACGATAGATTACTGGGAAGTTTTCTAGGTCGCCACTGTCGATCCATAGGTCACCGTAAACTAGAGCAGTACCGTCTGTTTGAGAGCCTGGTACACTAGCAGAGATGATTGGGCCTGTTGGGTTGTTACCTAGATTAGCGCCAGTACGTGGAGTACCCTTGTCGTCGAACGCTACGTTATTGTAACCTCTCCAAGCGCCGCCACTGTTTACCATGATATCGATCTGGTTAACAACACTGTAGAACCATGGTGTTCCGTCTGTCGGAGCATTTACTGGAGCTGTATCATCAGCGATGAATGGGAACGCTTCCCAGTCACTTAGCTGTACTTTGTATTGTGGCTGAGCTAGACCACTGTAGTGCTCTAGACGAGATACGCCACCGTTACCAGTGCCGTCTAAGCCTGTAACTTTGAACTTGATTTCAGCACCACGATAGCCTGTTACACCTGGTACAGTTAAAATGTCACCAGCAGTGTAGCCACTACCAGCGGCGACGATTGTTGCTGTTGGGATATAACCAGCAGATGATAGACCGATAGTTAGTTGACTACCGTTACCGTTTAGGGTAATTGGGTTAGTTGTGCCATCAGTGTAGTCTACTGTCTTGAAGTCACCGTACTTAGCACCAATAGTGCCTGTACTTGTCATTACGTCATAAACTGTAAAGCCAGCTACTGATAATGGACTTAGTGTGCCAGTATTTGTGCTGTCATCTAGAACGATAATGCCGCCTTCAGTATGAGTTAGAACGATAGCGCCAGTACCAGCGTCTAGTGTAGCAGTTGTGTATGGAATAGAAGTTGGTACGCTGTTTAGAGTAGCGGCGTTCCAAGCATCGATAAAGTCACTTGCTTGTAGAGTAGTGCCTGTAGTGCCTGCTAAGCGAACTACGTATGTGTCACTTAGGGTTTGTGAACCTGGTACACTTACTTGTACAGAGAAACTACTACTTGCTTCGAAGCCTGATGGATCTGATTCTGTACCGATGAAAGTACTAGCACCTGTAGAGGCACGATAGAAGAAACGCATTGGGCCCCACTTAGTGAATGTAGGAATAACTACAACTGAGTTGGCAGCGATAGATTGACCGCCTGTAGAGTCTAGACGCTCATTGGCAGCAATCTCATTTGGAGCAACAGTAGGTGTCTTTTGTACATATGTGCCACTAGCACTACTGTATTGACTCATTACTAGATTCAAGCCGCCGTTGAAGGCGTTTGTCTTGATCCATACAGAACCAGTTGGATGTGGCTCAGCGTCTGTTGATCTCCATAGAGGCTGATTAGCGTTAGTACCATATGCTAGGCCTGGGGCTGCGTATGTACCTGGTGTGATACCTAGTTGTGATAGAACAGAGAGGTCACCAGCAATCTGAATTCTACGGTCGATAGTTGGGGTATCGATTAGGCCGTAGTATAGAGATAGCTTGTTACTTACTGTGTCGTCAGCAACGGCAGAGATAGCTGGTAGGTCCAATGCTGTAATAGCATCGGCAATTGCTGTAATAGAATCGCTAATATTAGCACCTGCTGGTGTTGGAGTGATAGCGATAGCATCACCGTACTGGCAACTTACTGTGTTTGTGTAAGTCTTCAAACTAGCACTTGGGATAGTCTGACTTACACTGACAGTGTATGTTCCGGCTGTAGAGCCAACGGCAGTAACGAATGTACCTACGCCAACTGCTTGGGCTAGAACACCGTTAACTAGTGGTGAAGATGCTGGAATAGTAGGTAGAGCACGAGTATCTGTTGTGCCACGTGTCGTGAATACTGTACCAACTGTTGGTTGAGTAGCGTACTGCTCACCCGTTGTTGTAGCAGTCATGTTAGCAATAGCTGTAGTCTTGTAGATACCTGTGCCACCGGCGTTTACATCATAGAATGTAAAGTCACCAGAAGCGTAGCCTTCTAGAGCACTGCTTAGTGTAACAACTTTAGTTGTTGTGTTGATAGCGGTGATATAAGTGCCGCCTAGGACACCAGCGCCAGATACTGTCATGCCTGTTACTAGACCTGTAGTACTACCAACTGTCAATGCTGTAGTACCAGAGATGCCTTCGCCTGATGTTACGACTGGCTCATCTAGGGAAACATATAGAGAATATGTATCAGTAACAGCGCCAGCAAGAACAGCTAGTGGTTGGTCGAATGTGATTAGAGTAGTGTTAGCCACACTAGCGCTATTATCAGAAACGTTTGTCACACGATAGAAGTTTGGTGAACGTTCTTGTGAAGTGCCGTTACCGATGATATATAGCTTACCAGCTTGAGCTAGTGCCTGTAATGTGTTGACTGGAGCAATGTGTGGGGCGACAGCGGTGTAAGCACCACCGTTCTCTAGAATCATTGAAGTCTGACCTAGAACGTCTATAGCGTTGTCAACGTGTGTAACTTGACTTTGTAACCAGTGAGTTTGTTTTAGAACTGTACCAACGTCACCTACTGGATACTGAACAACACCGTCGTCACTTAGACCGTTAGTTGTTGAGTTTGTACGTGTGATAACACGACCAGCTACGATACCAGCAGAACCTGTTTTTCCAGAAACAGCATTAGTTACTGCTGTTACGACCATTGTAACAGCGCCATCTTTGTACGCTGTGAAGCCATGTACACCAGCTCCGGCCAAGTCTAAGTTGATTGTTGCTGCACTTGTAGCATCAGTAATCTTGATTAGACTGTTGAAGTTTGTACGATTGTGAGTTTCAACACTGTATACAGTGTCGGCAGAAACTAAGCCCGTAGCTACTTCTACAGAAGCGTGGCCGTCAATAACTGTACCGACTGTTAGTGTGCTGCCTGTTGTAACTGTTAGCGTTGTGCCAGCGATACTACCTGTAACTGTGCCACTTTGTGGTGTTACTAGTTGCTTCTGACTCACAGTGTAAGTGCCTACGCCGCCAGTGCCTGTGCCTAGAGCAGTAATGTATGTGCCTGATAGGATGCCTGGGCCGCTGATGACTGTGCCAACACCGAGGTCTGTTCTACTGCTGTTTACACGAGTAACACGTAGTTGTGTACCAGATACTAGCGGACTAGATGGATCGCTAATTGTACCGATTACGTTGGCAGTTTCTTGGCCACGAGAAATGATTAGGTTACCAGAAACAGTGAATGTAGGATTACTTACTGTAGATTGAACTGTTGGCCATGCTTTTCTCCACTCGGCACTGCCTAGAGATACCCAGCCCTCAGGAGCACGGTACCAGTATGTGAAGAAGTTGTCTTGTCTGTCACTCATGTCACTTACCATGTTGACGGCATAACTGCCGACGGCTGCTAAGCCTGGTAGTGGAACGCCGTCAGCATCTAGCTTGGAAGCAGTTGTAACAACTACTGGCTTCTTGTTAGCGAATGTGCCACTTACGGCATCAAATTCAAAAATACCCCATGTACTGTTAGCAGTATCTAACCACCAACTGCCGTTGTCTGGCTGACTTGTTGGGCGGCCTGTTTTGCCGATTAGGGATGCTAGGTCGATATCAGCACGAATAGCGTAGATTAGGTTAGTAGAACCTAGTGTGCTATAAGCGGCTAATAGACCGTATTCGTTCAATTCGTAGCCGTGGATACTTGTACCGTTGGTTGTCTTGTAGAAGAATGGGTTGCCGAAATAAGTAATTAGGTCACGCTGACTTGTTACTTGATACAACTTACCAGCATTAGCTTTAGTAGTAGCAGTAGCAATACCTGTACCGGCGGCCGTTGCCTTATTTTGAGCAGTTGCGATAACTACAAGCGGAATGGAATTTGGAGCGGCTGGCAGATATTGAGATTCATCGATAATCGTAATCTGGGTGCCTGGTGATGATAGAGCCATTTGTCTTTTTCCTTTGTTATAAATATGCTTGTGAAAGAATTCACTAACAGTATTTATGAAAATGGCTGTAAAAACGCTTGATTAGAGGCTCTTCGGGAAGAGTTGCTAATAAATAGTGGTATGAGACCCGTATGTATAGCGTGTAATAAGAACCCCTGTGCCCCAAACTACTATC